TACATATCAGTATTAACTGGTATAGTAATCCCTGCTCCTAATAAATTACCAGGGCATGTACCTATAAACTGCATACCCTCTCTAGCATCTCCTACATAAGTTTCCCAGCTAGCATCAAAAGCTCCATTAGCTGCATTTAAATCATAGGTATCCTGAGATATATATCCAGTAGCACTATTAAAAAACTGGATTAGTACTGCATCAGCTCTACTAGCAGGAGTACCATAATCTCCATTAAGCCAGGCTAGAGTACCATAATCTCCTAGCCTTACGCTTTGGCCTACATTCAGAGTATTACCTTTAGGAGCATTAGTTAAAAACAAATCCCAGGTACTAGCAGGTATATAATTATTACCATTCCAATCAGTTACATCTATACCATACTCTCCAGCTACTCTCTTATCCTCATTATTATAAGCCATGCCATTCCATGTAGCAGTACCAGTAGAGTAGGCCAGGCCAGGATACTCAGTAGGAGCATCTGTAGAGTTAGTAGCATACTCCTCTCCCCAGCCTAAAGTAGCTAATACCATATTACCAGTATTTAAGCTGCATTTATCTATAAGATGGATAGGGCATTCTGAGCCTGCTACATTATCTACTCCTTTAAATCCACTCTCTATACCAGAAAATACGCTCCCTAATTGAGATGGCTTAACATACTGCTCATATATATCAGATAGATTTACTATACCTACTCCATTAGCATTAGGAGAAAATTTAAGCCTTACTCTAAAAGTACCTCCTAAATTACCTACATAAACATCTACAAAGTATTTATACTTCCAGTTAGTAAAGGATGTAGCCTCAGTACTATATACTGTATAAATCCAGTCAGTACCTACTGGCATTATTTTAGGATACGCTGGCGCCTGAGTTATTGTATATGACATCTTATTATATTTTTATTTTTTTATATGTTTACTACCTACTATATTCTTTATCATTTTAGCAGCATCCTTACCATAAGCTGCTACTATCTCTGGAGCTATCCTTTTATGGTGCATAGCAAAGGCATCTCTAAAAAACCATTTAGGCTCTATGCCATAAGTTTTTATGTGCATAGCTATACCATAAGCTGCAGAGTTTACATTAGCCTCTGTTTTCTGAGCATACTGGCCTTTAGCATTCCTAATTTTAATAGGCTTATCCTTAATCCATTTAGCTATAGCACTAGGAGGAGGCATACTGCCAGGCCTCCTACCCTCCTCTACATACTTAAAATAATCTGCTGCAGTAAAATCCATCTCTAAAGCTCCAGATGGATATACCTTTACATTAAATCCTAAGCTATTAGATAGAGTTTCTAAACTAGTATTTATTTTGCGCCTCTTTAAATAAAATTTAGCTCTATGTATTACATTCTTACCAAATTTCTTAAAGGCTATCTCAGTATTTTTTACATCCATTTAATATATCATTCTTGTTATATGCTATATGCTATGCACTTTACTTATTTACTATCTCTATATCTATCTCATCCTCAGTTACTTATACTATATTTTAGCTATGCAGTTATCTATGCTATGGCACTTCTGGAGGTACTATAACATTACCAGGCTCCTCTACTACTGGCTCATCCTCTATATCTACCTGATTTTTAAAGGCTCTACAGTTTACTACTCCATTATCTACCCATATCCAGGCTCCAGCTTCATCTATCTCAGCGCTCCAGTTATAACTATCACAGGCATAATAATTATTAGGTACTACAATACTGAGGCTACAATTCCAGCCAGATACTACATTATCAAAACGCTCAGTAAATGGCTCTAAATTATAATCCCTATCATCTGCCTGTCCATATACTCCCTCATTTTGTTGTACTCCTAAGAGTAATCCATTTTTATACTGAGCTATAATATCTACTAATATCTGCATAGTATCACTTAATACCTGCTGCTCATTACGCTCATCTACTTTAACTAAATCCATGCAGAGTACATTAAAATTAAAAGTTAGCTGATTAGTACCTGCAGTTACATTACCAGGTACTATATGTACTAAAGGATATACTGAGTTAGCAGCTATATCTACCTCATCAGTAGTACCAGAGCTTACATTGTTTACCATGCTATGAGTAATAGCCACACACTTTAAGGCATCTATTACATTATTATAACTAGCATTTAAATTAGGGCTATCATTTATCATATCTTTTTATTTTGTTTATTTTCTATTTAGCTCCTCAGTTATCTCTACATCCTTAGTATAGGATAAAAAATTTAAGCAGGTATTAACTGTTAATTTACATACCTCATCCATCTTTAATATATCTCCTCCTGCCATCCTATGTATTAAGCAGTACCATCCATATTTACTACCTATATTATCTCCTGCATCTGGCTGCTCTTTATAATGCTCTGGCTCCTCTGCTCCTCCTCCAAAGAGGATAGCGTACTCTCTATGGCACTCATCCCTATACTGCAAAAAAAAACTAAGGCTCCATAAACAGTATCCATACTTAGCCTCTTATTAAATAGCTCTCTCCTTTTCTTTATCCTCCTTAAATCATAATCCTCTATAATATATTTAGCTCCATTCCTTTTTACTATAGGCCTATATAAAACTGCAAATATCTTTTTAAGATTATTATAACTATCCTGTAAATAATTATCTAAATCTACAAACTCTCCTAAACTCAGCTCATCAAAATCTGGTATAAATCCATACTCTATACCATCTATCTCTATTACTCTGCTCAGCTCACTATTAGGCAGGGTACTAGTTAGCTCCTCTAACTGATTATAAGCCTCTCTAAGTAACTTAATAGGTACTTTAGTTAGTAGGCCTCCAGGTATCTCAGCTAAAGCCTCTAGGCTCTTTACCATTAACTCTATCTCACTTACCTCCTCCTTTTCTACAGTTAGCATCAGCTTACCATACTGCTCTAAATTTACCTCATCCCAGCTAGTAGGTAGCTCATACTTATTAACATCTTTACCTATCTGTAATTTTAATATCCTCATTTGTTATAAATATAAATTCTTATTATTAAATCTTTACTATCTTTGCGCCTGTTAGTCATAATAGTTAGTTTAAGTTGTAGAGAGGCTGGAGTTTTATTACTCTGGCTTTTCTATTTTAAAGCGTTCTAAACAATTAACATAACTCTATAGTATCATACTATTAAAAAACTCTAATAATTAAATAGAGTAAATTTACTAGATTAGCGTACTGAGTACTTACCAGTACTTACTCTAATCTCATAATAGCATCTCATCATTAAAGCATCAGAGTAATCTGGAGAGCGCCCTATTAAATCCTTTATCTTATCCTTACTTAGTATAGCTAGCTTACTATCCTTATCTATATTAATCCTCCTTATCTGCTCCAGCTCCTGTATTAAATCCTCCTTAATCTTTATGCTATTAGTACTAAATCCTATCCTCCCTTTATTAATTAGCTCAGATAGTTTATAGCTACATTGAGCTTTTAAATTCTGATAATTTTCTCCTCTTAATGGCTTACTATTATTTACAAATCCTTTACATCTTAGTATATCTTTAGCTCCTCCTCCTACTCCATCCTCATCTATCAGTATATTACTTAGTACTACTCCCTCTCTTTGCTGCATCTCTTTAATCTTATTAGCTACATCTACCATACTGCTCATATCCATACTAACTACATCTATTACCTGTAGGCCATTCCATAAATAGATAACAGTTTTATCCTTACCAAATCTAGCTATATCTGCAGTAATATATTTATCTCCAGTAGGTACTACATTACTAAACATATTAATAATAGCATCATACTCTATTAGCGCATCCTTACTATCATCATACTCCCAATCTCCCCTAAGTAATCTAGCCTTACTAATCTCATCTAGCTTATTAAGCTGCTCAGTATAATGCTTACTGATATGCTTATTATCTGTTACTAGAGCCTGTATAAATCTCCTATACTTAGGCAGTACATTCTCTCTGCTCTCTTTGTATATATTATATACCCATCCCTTAGCTGGATTACAACTCATATATAACTTAGGTATTAGGCCATACTCATCCAGCTTATATCTTAGCCTACTGCTTAATACATTCTTAGCCTTTTCTGTTATCTGATTAGCCTCATCTATGCAGGCATAGGTTAGCTCTAAACTACCTAGGCTATCGAAATTAGTATCACTAGGATATAAAAATAAATCCTTTAATAATATCTCAGAGCCATTATAAAACTTTATAACATTACTCTGAGCGTTATAACTATAATGTTCTCCTGATTTAATATTCCATTCTAGGCATACCTCAAAGAATGTATTTAGGGTAGTTTTCTTTAGAGCATCCAGCTTACTCCTACCTATCAGGCCTCTTACTCCTGGATACTTTAAGCAGGTTATGATAGCATAGGCGCATAGCAGATAGCTCTTACCTCCTCCTGCTGCTCCTCCATATAGCAGCTCAGTAGTAGTATCATCCAGCATATACTTTAAGGCCTGCCTCTGCTTAATAGTTAAATCTGGATTTATATCTATCATCCAGTATTAGGAGCCTCATCTAAATTAATGTTAATCCTTATCTGCTCTCCTTTACTAGTTATATCAGTTTCTGAGCGCTCTATATATCCTCTGCTCTTAGCTCTAGTTTTTAAGTAGAATAAGATAGCAGGTACGCTACCATCCTTAATTAGTTTCTGGAGCTGGCTCTCTGCATTGTCTATTAAGCTCTCAGTAATATCCTCTACTGTAGATTTAAAATACTCATGCTTATCCATCCAGTTATAATAGGTACGCCTATTAATATTCATAGCCCTACATGCTCCAGCTACATTACCAGCCTGCTTAGTTAGTATCTCTAAAAACTTATCTCTATCCTTATCAGTATATGCCATCCTTTTTTATGTATGTATAAAAAGTGTATTTTTATATAAATATAAATTAATCCCTAGTATCCTCTTTATCCTCCTTAGCCTTTTTAAGCTCTGCTATTAAATCATTATACTTACCAGCCTTAATATCCTTATCTATCTGCCTCATAGCTTTGCGCCTATTGCGCCTAGTTAGTTTAGGCTGCTGATTATCATATATCTCCTTAGCTTTTTTATCCATAGTAATCTGGTATAGTATATACTCTATTATCATGCTTAGCCTTTTGGTACTTACCATTCTCTACCTCTCTTACTCTATGCCAGCCAAATTGCATATAATAAGTTAAATCCTCAGTAATTACTTTAGGCAGTTTTAGCTTTTTTATCTTATACTTTTTACCTCTTAGTTTCTTACTCATTTCTACCATCTCTTAAAGGTACTCTCTGTAATCTTTTTATCTCCAGATTTAAATGAGCTATAGCTTTAGTATAATCATCTATCTGCTTATCCTTATCATCCATGGCCTTACTGGATTTATTACCAGCTCTTAGGATGTAGGAGCATACGCTCCCTATATTATAGCTTAATCCAAAATCCTCTATTATATCTGCAGCATGATATTTAAAGATTTTACCTATATAGTATCCTGGAGTATTAATCATCCTCTGGATGGTTTAGGCTATTCTCATAGGTAGTTAATAATCTACTCTTACTATCTAACTCCTGCTCTAATCTTTTATTACTTTTATGTATGATAAAAAACATCCATAAGGCTCCAGTAAATAGCCCTATACTAAAGGATACAAATATCAATAGCATAGGCTGCCATATTGTTGTATATTCCATATTATCTCTTTTTATTTTGTTTATATTCTTTTAGTTTTGCTACTAAATCAGCATCATTATATACTGTTCTAGCGCCTGTATATTTAGTAGGATTATATAAGCTCTTTACCTCTCTTATCTCATCCTTAGAGTTATAATATACTAGCCATCCTCTAGGCACTCCATTACTATCTTTACATCCTAAAGTACTCTCTATCGCTCTTATTAAATTCATATCTATTAATTTTAATTATGCCAGCCTCTAGGCTTATTCTTATTCTTATTATAATACTCTTTATGTAATCCCTCTAATCCATAAAATACTTTACCTAGGCATCCATGGCAGGAGGAGGTTTGAGAAAATCTAGTACCTGCTATCTTATTGTATAAAGCTATAGCCCTGCCTTTAACCTCCTTATCTGGAGCCTTACCAGCTTTTATTAACTGCCAGATTATATCCAGCTCTATTATCTCATCTTTTGTTAGCTCTCTCATATTACTTACTCCATTTATTTTTAGGGCAGCTCTCAGTACTCCAGGAGGCTTTAACCTCAATAGGGCAGCCACATACTAGGCACTCATCTTTATTACTCTCATAGTACTTACAGGCTAGGCAGGTTAGTACTCTGCTATCATATAACTCCTTACTGCTTTTAATAAATCCTCCAGCAGCAAATTTAGCAGCAGCTAAAGTAAAATTATTCAGTTTCTTTAATCTCTTTGGTTTTGTCATCTATGTTATCCTTAATATAATTCCTTACCTTTTTTAATGTATTAAATATACTGGTACGGCTTATGCCAGTTTTAGCAGCCAGGCTATCTAGTGTATAACTATCTCTATAATATGTTAAAAATAACTCTCTATCATACCAGTATAAATTTGAGAGCAAATCATCAATACCATCTAGCCTAATATGGGTACTGCTCCTGCTATCATCTCCTGGCCTATTCTCATAATTATCTGGAGAGTATGTAGCATCAGAGCTATTACTATCAAATAGCTCATAATACTTATTATACTTATAGTAATACCTGCTAGTTTTACTCTTTATATTTAGGCTTATCATCCTTATTATATACCATAGCATACCATCCTTATCATATATATCCTGGAGAGTAGGCTTAGGCATACTTAGGCAGGCCTCCATTACCATCTGTACTACATCATCTGCCTTATCCTCATTACCACAAATATTAAGAGCTACCTCCTTATATTTATCATATCCAGAGGCTAGCGCTTTATATACATCTCCTTTTTTACTCACTATCTGGCTGGATTTTATTAAGAGCAGTTAAGCATCTACTAGCGCTCTGTAGTACTCCAGAATAAGATATATTACACTCAGTAACATTACTCTCATTTTTTAATCCAGAGATAAATCCAGCTATAGCATAGGTTAGATTAGTAGGTATTATCCTTATCCATTCATAAAAATACTCATCCTTATCCTCACTAAAAGAGCTAGAGTAATCAGTAATTACATCTATCAGCTCTGCTAATAAACTAATATTATCTTTGGATGGAGATACATATCTTAAGGCCTCATCTATCTCATAATAATATGATAGCATTATAATCTCATGCTCTGCATTAATATACAGGGTATCCATCTCTGCCTTATAAAGATAAACTAATCTCTGCCTCATCTATTTAAAAAGGTAAATCATTATCCTTATCCTCTGCATTATCAGTACTCTCAGGCTTTACATATACATCAGATAAAGCAGCGCTAAAAAACTTACCATTAGCTCCCTCTTTAATCCAGAGAGCTATCTGCTGCTCAGTACCATCCTGTAAAATTATCTTACCTTTATAATCTGGCTGGTTTTCGTTATCCTTAAAATCATTTTTAAATATGCTACCATTACCTGCTTTATGCTTAAAATCACTCATATTATTTATTTTAATTATTACTGTTCAAATATATATACTATATACATATTTTAAATCTTATTTATTAAATAGTATTAACAGGTTATTACTACTCATCTGTTAATACCATTATACTACCATTATTAGCCCAGTACTTATCAGCATGTAGAGAATATACATGGCTATCCTCCTGTAATAAAGCATCTAAAAAAGCCTTAGCTAAATTATCTATATCTGGCCTCTGCTTATGAGGCTTACCTAGCATCTGCTCCCTCTTTTTTTTACTCCAGGATTTAGGCATAGGTATATAAAAAGTTAAGCTAACTCTAT